GCACGGATATGATTGGCGTTGTCATCAAATCAAAATTCACCAGCGATTCAGCGTTGAACACGTTGTTTGGTGGACGCGTTTTCCCCGTTGTTGGCGAACAAACAAAGGCCACGCCGTTCGCGGTTTATGAGGTTGTGAGCATTTCCACGAGTATGTCGAAGGAAAGCGATTCACACATTGACGAAATTGACGTCCGAATCACTATGGTTTCGACCAAATATTCGGACACACAAAACGCCGTTGAATACATTCGAAGTGCATTCGTAAGGATGGACGAAACAATTGGCGGCGTGAAAGTAAAATCGTGCGTGTTCGATGGACAACGCGATTTGTTCAGCGATGACGAACGGACGTTCGGGTCACAATGTGATTTGAAATTCCGAGTGTCACGCGATTAGATTTAGTAAATTGTAAAAAATAAAAGGTAGAAATTATGCCAGCAACATCAATCATGAATTCAACGGACGTTGTGATTCAAATTAGCGAAGATGACGGAACGTCATACGACATTATAGGACGTGCAACAAGCGCGTCACTTTCTGTTTCAATGGAAACACGCGACACCACCACCAAAGATTCGGCAGGGTGGCAAGAAAATCTTGAAGGTTTAAAAAATTGGTCATTGAGTGGCGACGGGTTGGTCACTTATTCAATTACTGGTGATTACGATACACCCGACGAATTGTTCACCCTATTGAACAACCGCACTTTAGTGAAAGTGAAATTCGGTTCAGCAACAAGCGGTGAAATTGATTACACGGGCGACGCGTATTTAGTTTCTTACGAACAAGAGGCGGGCGTTGAAGAAAATGTGACATATTCATTCGGATTCACGGGCACGGGCGTATTGACGCAAGCGTCAGTAGCATAACAATAAAGGGAACGTCCGTCGGGCGTTCCCATTTTTAACAACAACAAAACAAAAAGAACATGACACACATTATTGAAATTGGTGAAAGAAAACACCCGATTCGATTTGGATTCAACGCGTTGCGTGAATTCTCAAGAATGACGGGAACAACATTGGCGCAATTGGAATCCTTGGGTGACGACATGACGTTGGACCAAGCCATCACGTTGATGTTTTGCGGATTTAAAGACGGGGCGCGAAAAGAAAAAACGCCGTTCCGATATGATGTCGCCGACGTTGCGGATTGGATTGATGAAGATGAAATGTTGATTGAAAAAGCATTCGACGTTTTTGAACAACAATTCGCAAACAAGACGGAAAAAAAGTAGTTGACCGAACGGGACAACAATCAACGGACGTTGCCACATGGGACACATTGGAATCGTTCGCGTTCGGTCAAGTGGGTTTGATGCCGTCCCAATTTTATGACCTTTTGCCCCGTGAATGGGCGAATCTGGTCGAAGGTTGGAACGAACGTCAAAGCAGAAAAGAACAAACGGAATGGGAACGCACGCGTTGGATGACAACGATTTTGTTGAACCCACACACAAAAAAGAGAATCAAAGCAAAAGATTTGATTGTGTTTCCGTGGGAAAAAGAAGCGAAGAAGGACCGCAAGGTTTGGACGCGTGGGGAAATTTTAGACGTAATCAACCAACGAAAAGAACGAGCGAAAGCGAATGGCGGGCATAAGTAGTTTAAATTTTAGATTGACGGCGAACATCAAGCCGTTCCGCACGAACCTAAACAAGGCCGAACGCGCCATGGACCGCATGGGTCGCAAGATGCAACAGACGGGCAAAAATTTGTCCATGAAGTTGACCGCGCCCATCACGGCATTGGGTGCAATGTCGTTCAATGTGTTCAAAGGATTCGAAGCGGAAATGGCCAAGGTCAAAGCCGTATCGGGGGCGACCGCTGAAGAATTCAAAATGTTGTCGGACAACGCCAAAGAATTGGGTCGTTCGACTATCTTTTCAGCGCGTGAAGTTGCGGGACTACAAACGGAATTTGCGAAACTTGGTTTCACCGCGAAACAAATCGAAGGTGTAACCGAAGCCACATTGAATTTGGCGCAAGCGTCTGGAAGCGATTTGGCACGGGCGGCGGAAGTTGCGGGCGCAACGTTGCGCGGTTTTGGTTTTGATGTTAGCGAAACGGGACGCGTCACAGATGTGATGGCCAAATCTTTTTCCACGTCATCAATGGACATGGAATCGTTCGCCGAAGGAATGAAGATGGTCGCACCGATTGCGAAATCCGCGGGGATGTCATTGGAAGAAACAACCGCCATGATGTCGTTGTTGGCGAATGCGGGTGTCAAAGGTTCAATGGCGGGAACACAATTGCGTCGAATCATTTCGGAATTAGCCACAACGGGAAAACCAACAACCGAAGCCATTCGCGATTTGGCGGCAAGCGGTTTGACGTTGGTTGACGCAAAAGATGAGGTCGGACGCGCCGCACAAGGTGCATTGACAATTTTGGCCGAAGGCGTTGACCAGATTGACCCATTGACCAAATCATTTGAAGAATCCGCGGGCGCGGCAAAATCTATGGCGGACGTCATGAATTTAACGGCCGAAGGTGCAACCAAAGCGTTGGGTTCAGCGGTCGAAGGTGTGGCGATTGAGTTCGGCGCATTGATTGCGGTTGCATTGGTTCCATTGATTAAGAAATTAACATCGTTGGCGGCGTTCATCAATGAATTGTCCCCAGCAATGAAAAAATTGATTGCCGTCATTGCGGGAATTGCGGCGGTCGCTGGTCCCGCAATATTCCTATTTGGTGGCCTTGCACGAAGTTTGGTGGTATTAAGAAACGCCACGATTTTGCAGACAATCGCAACGGGTGCGTTGTCAGTTGCCACCAATGTTTTGTTGTCACCAATCACATTGATTGTGGGATTGATTGCGGCATTGGCGGCGGGTGTGATTTACGTCGCATATAATTTTGAAGCGTTCAGCGCAACGGCAAGAAACGCCATTGCGAAAATGGTGAACGCCGTGATTCCCGCGGTCAATTCTTTGATAAGTAAATTCAACGAAGCGGCTGAATTATTCGGAATGGATTCCATCATGATTGAGCCGTTCCAGAAGATGGAAGAAACGGCGGTTCCCGCGTTCAAATCCATTGGCGAAGTCGTCACCGAAATCAAGAAAGATTTAGGATTGTTCAAAGAGGAAACCGAAGAAACGACGGAATCTTTGGGTGAATTGGGTGATGTTGTTGAAGAAGTTGAAGAAAAAACAAACAAGGGAACAAAAGCATTGACCGAATACCAAAAGGCAATGCAACGCGTGAATGCTATTTCAGCGCAACGCGCAACCTTTAACGCGGCGTTTGGTGGCGATATAGACACAACAGATTTTGAAGATTTTGAATCAACCGAACCAACCGAAGCCGACGAACACGTCGAACAATTTGAAAAGGTTCGTGAAGGTTACGCGGCAACAAAATTGGCGGCGATGGATTTGGCGGATGCAATATCAAAATTGATGCGCGACATGGCAATTTCCACAATCGTTGGAATGTCGGAAATCGTTGGGGCGATTGCGGTTGGTGAAGCATCGTTCAAAGATTTAGGAAATTTCGTGATTGGTCAATTCGCGTCCATGTTGCAACAATTAGGAAAATTATTCATCGAATATGGCGTCGGATTATTAGCGTTCCAATCCGCAACACTTACAATGAACCCAGCCTTGGCAATCGCGGCGGGTGCGGCATTGGTCGCCATCGGTTCGGGAATCAAAGCGCACATGAACGCAATGGCCGAAGGCGGAATCCCAGCATTGGCCGAAGGTGGAATCGTAACGGGACCGACATTGGCGTTGATTGGTGAAGGTAGAGAATCCGAAGCGGTCATCCCATTGTCAAAACTTAACACCATGATGCAAGGCGGTGGCAACGGCGCGGTTGAGGTTTACGGACGATTAAGCGGTCAAGACATTCTATTGTCGACAGAAAAAGCAACACGAACACGTTCAAGATATAGAGGTTTCTAAATATGGGATTACGTCTTTTTTCCGAATTCAAATCGAGCAACGGCAAACAATACAAAATTGAGATTCACCAAACGGGATTCGTCGGAACGACCACGTCGTTCAATGTTGCGGAAGATGGTTTCAAATTGGAATATTCTGGGGAAACCGACGACATCGTTTCGCCAATCATCGGGTCGAAATGTGTCGTTAGTGCTTACAATAATGTCGGCGCGTTCGACACGTTCATGAACAAACTTTTGGTTCGTCAAGACGACGAATTTTTCATGAAAATATTGTTGCACGATGGCGTTGATTACAACGACACATTTTGGTCGGGAATCATCATGCAAGATTTGATGACCGACAACGACGTTTCCAAACCGCGCATTGTGGAAATCACGGCGACGGATGGAATCGGTTTTTTGGCAAATAAAGAATACACGTCAACGGGATTCACAACGATTCAAAACATTGTATCAAAAGCCACGCAATCCATCGGATTGTCGGAAATATATTCGTCAACAGAACATTTTTTGGGAACGATTGTGAACGTTTGGGACACCAACATGACGTTCGCAAAGACAACGACCGACGTGTCCACATTGATTCGTTTTGATTCCCGCGTCTATCAAGATAAGGAAGAAGATGGAACAATCATCTATCCCAAATACCTTGACATCTTACGGGAATTATGTGTGGCGTTTGGCGCACGTTTTTACCAACGGGACGGAATCTTTTATTTTGAACAATATTTGGAACGTGAGGCGTCGTCGCGATACGTCACAACGTATCAATACGACGGGACGAAGGTTTCCACGGCGAGCGTTTCCGACGATGTGACATTGGACCAGACGACCGCGGGCGGCGCACGGATGGCGGGAAATACATTCACCTTTTTGCCCGCATTGCAAAAGGTGTCCGTATCGTTCAACCAATCGCGGGCGTCCAATCTATTGGCCAACAACATCCATTTTACAGATTCCACAACACGCCAGAACATCGGGTTTGTTCCCAACACCGACAACGGACGATTGCAGTTGGAAACGCGGTTGGAATATCAATTGACATTGAACACCACACCGCCATCGGTGGCACAAGAATGGTGGCAACCCGTTTGGAAAATGGAAGTGCGCATCGAGGATGCCAACAATATTGGGACGTTCTATTATCTTAAAAGAGAATATGCCCCAACGGGATTGGCGGGCGCACCAATATACGGACCGACAACATGGGAAACGTCGGCGTCACATTACTACATTGACGGCGGATTGGGATTGAATGAGGCGACGGGATTGTTTTTGTCGGGTTCGGCAAACATCGCCACGCCACCATTGCCCGTGTCTGGTGATGTGGAAATTGACATTGATTGGGTGAACGTTTACGACGACCAACAAGCCGTTCAAACGATTCCATCGTATTTCGACGAAACACGAATTTCCATCATGTCAAAAGTCGTGTATTTAAACGACACGGGCGCATTGTCCGAAGTTGAGGTTTTCAGCGCAACGAATACAGATTCACGAATAAATTCAAACCTCAATCTTGATTTGGGACAATTGAGGATTAGCGACGCGGCGGGAATGCAAGGGTCATTTTTTGTGTACGATGGTTCCAATTGGGTGCGTTCGACATTATGGCGTCGCGACGACACGGGAACATTCATTAGGTTGTTTAAGATGTTGACGTCGGAAATCTTATCGTTGCATCGTTCGCCCGTTGAACGATACGACGGGACCATCATCGCGTCGGAAAGTTTTGGGATGAAATACATTTTCGATTCATCCAATTGGCTAATGATGCGCGGGACATACAACGCCAACATTGACCAATGGAACGGCGAATGGTTTAAGTTCAACAAGCAAACGACAAACATCACCATCGACACGCCCGTGGGAAGCGGTGGCGGTGGTACGGCAACGGCGCGAATAAGTAGTCAACAAGGAACGGACGAAACCATTCGCGTGGTTCAAATGAATGCGACAGATGCGGATGTGACCAACAACCAAACCATTGGCGGAACGTTGGGCGTCACGGGCGCATCAACATTGAACGAAACGTCCGTTGGTAATTTTACAACAACGGGAAGCGTGAGCGTGACCATCAATGATGTGGACGCGTCGTCGGGCGGTTCGGAAAATCAATCGTTGGCAAACCACACGAATTTCATCAATTATTCGGGTGAAGAAAATGGAACGTACACCATCAATTTGCCGTCGGCGGTTGACGGGGCATTGTTGCGATTCAAAACAGATTCAACCATTTCCGCAAATAAAAAAGCACAATTGACACCGCAAACGGGCGAAACGATTGACGGGTCAACGGAACCTTATGTGATGGACAGAAGTTTTGACGGAATCACATTGATGGGACACACCTTTGGCGGTTCGACAAATTGGTTCGTCATCCAGAAAAAAGAGAAATAAAACGATGCAAATGATTTCATATTTTACAACACAAACGGCGACGGCATGACGAACGAACAATATTTGAATTTTTTGTTGATGGTGGGCGGTGGAAGTCAAGCGGGAATCCTTGACACTTACACGGGCGCGTCGGCGGCTTATTCTTTACGAAAACTTTCAAGCGATTATAGC